AAAAGTTACTTGTTCCAAGGCTTTGTGCGAGAAAATGCTCTTGCTGATGACAAAACCCCTGACAATCCTATTCGTAGGCTTGTGATTAGTCCGCAGATCTTTAACTTGATCAAATCGGCACTAATGGATCCAGAACTAGAAAATCTTCCAACTGATATTACAGCAGGATTAGATTTTACAGTTACAAAAACCAGCAAAGGCGGCTATGCAGACTATAGCACCAGCAAGTGGAGTAGACGTGAGTCAGCATTAACAGCAGACGAACAAGCGGCTATTGACACACATGGTCTGTTTAACCTCAGTGACTTCTTACCAAAGCAACCTGGAGAAGTCGAACTTAAAGTAATTAAAGAAATGTTTGAAGCTAGTGTTGATGGTCAAGCATATGATCCAGATCTTTGGGGACAATACTATAGACCAGCAGGCATGATGGCAACAAACAAAGCACCAGCAACTAAAAGCGAAGACTCATCACCTTTTGTAGCAACACCTACGCCTAGTGCGGAGACTGCTACACCCGCTCCAGTTGTTGAAGCCGCACCAGCAGTAGCAGTAGCAGTAGAAGCACCAGTAAACGATTCGAGCAAACGTGCCGAAGACATATTGGCAATGATTCGAAATCGTTCCAAGTAATAAAAGGAACTTGTGTTAAATGTTATCTCAAATTGATAACATTCTTTTCCCGGACCGTTGTGAGGTATTAGAAGTTGCCTCACAACGGTTTGTTTTTCCTATACATAAAAATGGATCAACAAGTTTACACAAGTCTGGGTTCAGAACGTTAACCTTAGAAGAAATAAAAAACCTTACTGTAGTAGAGGCGTTTGTTCGCGATCCTATAGGACGATTTGAGTCTGGCGCACAAAAGTTTATGGACGATATGCTTCTTCATGGATGTGAGCTAGAAACAACTGCATATTTTATTCATAATTATCTTTTCTTGAATAATCATTATGCACCTCAGTTTTTTTGGTTGATGAACCTAAGGCGGTTTACTACTGCTAAAATTAAAATTAACCATGTAAGTGAACTTGGTGAAGTAACCGAGTACCATGAGAACAAGTCAGCAGACAAAGATCCGCTAATTAATTCCAATAATCCCAAGATACAATTTTACCTAAAACTTGACCAAGTATTAGTTGGTGAACTGTTAGGTAAAACTGTTACATTTAAACAGATAGTACAAACAATCAAACACCGTTATCCGGAAGTATACAAAGAAGTTATACAGAGATCAATAGACTTATGCAATGTCCTCGTTTAGACCATTTTGTAAGATTTAATCCAGGCGGGACCGTAAGCCGTTGTGGTCACATGGTTGATCCACCCAAGTTTGCTGGTCTTGACGCAATGGAGCAGAGTGATTGGTTGTATAACCTACGAAACCAAGAATGGCCTGCGGAGTGTGTGCGGTGCTATGACACTGAGAGCGTTAACGGTAAAAGCATTAGACAAAATGCTATAGAATTTGATCAACAGCAAGATAAACACAACTATCTCATAGTAGGTGGCATACTGGATAATGTGTGCAACAGTGCCTGTTTTACTTGTGATGCATCATACAGCACAAAAATTGGTAGTTTAACCGATAAGATATATCCAATAGTAAACAACAGTGAAGCGTACTGGCAATTACCACTTGATCGTGTGGTACACTTGGATATAAACGGTGGTGAACCAAGTGCAAGTAAGAATTACAAGAAGGTATTACAAAACTTACCGCCTAACTTAAAATCGTTACGGTTAAACACAAATTGTAGTTTGGTCATAGAAGAACTTGAAGACATTGTAGCAAAGGGTATTGATGTAACTGTTACTGTGAGTTTGGATGGTATAGGAGATGTGCATGATTATGTACGCTGGCCTATCAAATGGGATAAGTTTTATAGTAACCTAATGATATACAAAAGCATGAATGTAAAACTTAACACTTGGACAACAGTTAGCGCACTAAACATACGGGACTTTAAGAACATAATTAAGTTTGTTAAACAAAACAAGTTAGATCACAGTTATGCATTTTTGGAAAAGCCAGATGTGCTGAGTGTTAAGTACAGAAACAAGTTTACCAGTGCATGTGCTGGACAGTTTGATTTAGTAGCAACCCAAAGAAACAATGACTTTGAATTAGAAGCATTCTTAGAAGAACAAGATAAACTACGAGGGATTGATGAAGCCTTACGCTGAAATACCAGTAGACGTAACAGACATTGCCAATCAAATAGTTGATTATATATCAACCAACGACAGTATAAGTTTATACGAAGGTAGCCCGTGGAAGTTTTTAGACACACGTGACCTGTTAGTCAGTTGCCCTGCACTACTCTATTTCTTTAAACAGCATAAATTAGTAGTCAAGGATAGTGCAATAACATACATAACAGATAGCAATGATTTACCTATGCATGTAGATGAAAAGCCTGTTGTAGCAAAAATGAACTTTCCTGTGCTTAATACCAAAGGCTGGACTAACAAATGGTTTACGGTAGGTGCTTTGGAAAGTTATCCAAAAATTAAAAATCAATTTGGCAGTGAAGTATATGATTTATCCACAGCGGCAGGAGTGTTGTTAGCAGAATATCGTGACATGCCCTATCCTATAGTGTTCAACAGCAGTATTGCCCACAGTGTCGAACAATACTCAGACAATGCAAAGATACCAAGGATCGTAGCAAGTTTCACATTTCACAAGGAACCAATTGAATGGCTAGAATAGCAATAACAGGACACAGTGCTGGCATTGGTCAAGCATTTGCAAAAATTTATCAGGACCTCGGACACGAAGTTGTTGGACTTAGTCGACGTAACGGTTATAACATAAGAAACATAGACAAGTGTGTAGAGAAAATAGAACCATGCGATGTTTTTATCAATAATGCCCAAGTTGGATTTGCGCAGACAGAACTATTATTTGCTATGCATCGAGTTTGGGAAGGCGTTAGCAACAAAAAAATTATCAACATCAGTACACTAATGACCTCGTTGCCTAGTAGTTGCATACAAGGACTGGATATGTTGCATTATCATGTGCAAAAAACCACACTAGAAGAAGCAACACGACAGCTCAGAGGATTGCAGAACTGGCCCAAGTTGTGTCTAATCAAAGCAGGTAAGGTTGATACCCAAGGGCATGGAGGAGTTAATGTCACAGTGTGGGCTAACGAAGTATTAAAAACAATAGATACATATCCGTATATGGAAGTAGAAGAACTTAGCATCGGGGAGTACTTAACTTGAACCCAAAAGATTACTTAACTAATCGCAACTTTTGTCCTATACCGTGGACTGGTATAATGTACAACTTTGATGGTTCAGTTAAAACCTGCATACGCAGTAGCGAACCAATTGGCAATATCAAGGACGACAGTATAGAAGAAATAGTACATAATCAAAAAAATACACAAACCAGACAGCGTATGCTTGACAACAAGCCAGGGGAACGGTGTACACCCTGTTATGAATTAGAAGGCACTGCGAATAAGTTTGATATAATAAGCGATCGTGTGTTTTACCTGCGTGAACTAAAACAAACACCCCTTGACACTTATAACAGTGTGGATAATTTTGATTTACAAAAAATAGATGTGCGCTGGACCAATTTGTGTAATTTTAGTTGTGTATACTGCGGTCCGGAGTATAGTAGTAAATGGTCTGATGAACTAGGTGTAACAACAGAGTTACCGTCAACAGAACAGCGTGAGCAGTTCAAGGAATACATTTTTGAACGTGCTGTTAATCTGAAGCATGTGTATCTAGCAGGTGGCGAACCATTGTTAATGAAGGAAAACGAAGAACTATTAGAACTTCTGCTTGACAAGAACCCGGATGTTAATTTGCGTATCAATACCAATTTGAGTCGTACCAATACCCGGGTATTTAGACTAGCTTGCCAGTTTAAAAATGTACACTGGATCGTTAGCGCAGAAACTATGGGCAAAGAATATGAGTATATCAGGCATGGCGGGCACTGGGGAGGCTTTTGTAACAATCTAGGAATAATTAAAGATTTAAAACATAAAATAACATTTAATATGTTGTATTTTGTTTTGAACACATTTAGCCTGTTTAATTTTATTGATAGATTTAGGGCGGACTGGAATATCCATCCAAATTCTTTTGTGATAGGACCTTTGCTCACTCCTGAGTACCTAAATATTAGACATTTACCGGATAAGATGTTAAACTTAGTCAAGCAAGAGTTAGAACAACGCATAGCAGAACACCCAGGATTTTTATTGGAAAACAGTTATCAAAATTTGTTGCGTTATATCGAGCAACCAATTGAAAAGAATTTAACAGAAACATTTAAGCAATTAGCAATAATGGATGCTAGACGTGGTGTCGACAGTAGTAAAATATTCATAGATCTATATAAGGAAAAATAAACATGCCAAAACCGTTTGATATAAGTAAATTTCGCAAGGGACTGACCAAGAGTATTGAAGGAATCAGTTTTGGGTTCAATGATCCAACAGACTGGGTAAGCACAGGAAACTATGCATTAAACTATCTTATCTCAGGAGACTTTCACAAAGGTGTTCCACTAGGTAAAGTTACAGTGTTTGCCGGAGAGTCAGGCGCAGGTAAAAGTTATATCTGTTCAGGTAATATCATAAAGTCAGCACAAGAGCAGGGTATTTTTGTAGTGCTGATTGACTCAGAAAATGCACTAGACGAAGCATGGCTAAAAGCACTTAACGTAGACACATCAGAAGACAAACTGTTAAAACTTAACATGGCTATGATTGATGATGTTGCTAAAACTGTTAGTGACTTTATGACAGAGTACAAAACACTAGCAGAAGAAGACAGACCCAAGGTGCTGTTTGTAATTGATAGTTTGGGTATGTTGCTAACACCCACTGACGTAGCACAGTTTGAAAAAGGTGATATGAAAGGTGATATGGGTCGTAAGCCCAAGGCACTAACATCACTTGTACGTAACACAGTTAACATGATTGGTTCGCTCAATGTGGGACTTGTGGCAACTAACCACACATACGCAAGTCAGGACATGTTTGATCCAGATGATAAGATCAGCGGCGGACAAGGCTTTATCTATGCAAGCAGTATTGTTGTTGCAATGAAGAAGATGAAACTTAAAGAAGATGAAGACGGTAACAAGATATCGGAAGTAAAAGGTATTAGAGCAGGCTGTAAGATAATGAAGACTCGTTACGCAAAACCATTTGAAGGCATACAAGTTAAAATACCGTATGAAACCGGTATGAACCCTTATAGTGGACTGGTGGATCTGTGTGAGAAAAAGAGTTTATTGGTGAGAGAAGGCAACAGCCTTAAATACACAACTTCATCAGGTGATGAAATCAAACAGTTCCGCAAGGCTTGGGAACGTAACGAAGGTAAGTGCTTAGACACAGTTATGAATGATTGGGAAAATAAAGCCGCGGCAGACGCATTAAGCAAAGACGCGGCAGTTTCTATAGATTCCTTAGATCATAACATTAACGATTCGGGAGATGAATAGAATGTCAATTGATGTAGATGTTTTAGTAGCATCGTATACGATACTTAAACAATATATCCCAGTAAAAGAACGCCAGGAAGCCGCCGATAATCTGGCATGCATGTTAAGTGACAGTATTAGCGAAGACGAACTTAGAGAATTTGCTACTGCTGACGCCTATGCAAAACGAGCAGTAGATGAGTATCTAATAGCCGAAGATCATGATTACGACGACTACGAAGACTGATGTGGTATAACAAAGTTGTACAAAACATAGGTAACATTCCCGACTTTATACGTCACTATGAGGTAGCAATTGAAGATGCCAAAAAAGAAACTTATATTTCTGGCAACTTAGAACGTGCCGCGGCAAACTTACCTGGTATAACTGAACATAGATTCAACCAATTACAGGAAATTGAAGCGATACTAAACTTTTTAAATATTGAACTGCGACGATTGCGCAGAAAACACTTCCAAAAGTATCTTGAAGGATACAATCGAGCATTGAGTAGTCGAGATGCAGAAAAGTATGTTGATGGTGAAGACGAAGTAATTGAGTTTGAAACGTTAATCAATGAAGTTGCACTACTGCGTAATAAATGGTTGGGAATAATGAAAGGTCTTGAAAGCAAGAACTTTATGATAGGTCATGTGGTTAGATTGCGTACAGCAGGAATGGAAGATATAGTATTATGATAACATTTAAGAATGAATTTGCATCACACGAACACAGTTTAATCACACTGGATCAACTATACGAGTACGATAGTTTCTTGGATAGCCTTACTACTATTGCAGATTTTGGGTGTGGTACAGGTAGAGATGTGCAATGGTGGGCGAACTTGATGACACGCGACGATCCGCCTAGACCACGTAACTTTAAAGTTTATGCTTGTGATCATGCTGTTGACAAGGTATTAGATGCTGAAGTACGTGAATATGCAAATGTACACCCAGCAAATATTGATATTGACTCAGACGATCCACCTTTAAGTGTTGAAGTGGACTTTATATGGAGCCATAACACGTTTCAATATATAACCAACCCTATGCGTACACTGGGTGCATGGAATCGTCAGTTGGTAGAAAACGGTATGTTGATGATGGTATTTCCACAGTCAACCTATGCACATTACGCACACGAAGAAGTAATATACAGTGACAGTCGGATGTTCTATAATCATAACCTTATACACATGATTTACATGTTAGCAGTTAACGGATTTGATTGCGCTGATGCGTACATGAAAAAGGAAGCAGATGACCCATGGATACACATAGCAGTGTATAAGTCACAGCACGAGCCCATGGATCCAAAAACAACAACTTGGTTTGATCTTGCTGACCGTGACCTGATTGGTAAAACTTTTAAAGAGTGTTTAAACACATACGGTTATATAAGACAGGATAAGATCCTAACACAATGGATCGACAAAGGGCTTTACTTTAACAGACGATGAAGAAAGTTGTTCTATGTACCGGTGGCTACGATCCTTTGCACAGTGGCCACATAGCTTACTTTCGTGCCGCAAAAGAACTAGGCGACTATTTGATTGTGGGCATTAATTCAGATGATTGGCTGGCACGTAAAAAAGATCGTGCATTTATGAATTGGAATGAACGTGCTACTATAGTTAAGAACTTAGAAGTGGTAAACTATGTTATTGAGTTTGATGATAGCGACGATAGTGCAAGAAACGCGATTGAAATAGTAAAATCTACCTGGCGCGACTATGAGATTATAGTAGCCAACGGTGGGGATCGTACTGCACAAAACATTCCAGAAATGGGTGTCAACGGTGTTACATATGAATGGGGCGTAGGCGGAACATACAAGATGAATAGCAGTAGCGACCTGCTGACAGACTGGACTGCGTTTTGGGAGAAACAAGACAGTAGGACACAGCGTGTGTGGGGACAGTATGATGTGCTGTACAACGTACCCGGAACCAAAGTAAAAACGCTTACAATAGAACCAGGACAAAGTCTAAGTCTCCAGCGTCATCATATGCGCACAGAGCTATGGTTGGTAGCGCAAGGACGTTGTTGTGTGGGCAATGTAGAACTAAACACACATGATGACTACAAAATTAATCCAGGCGTTTGGCATCAACTGCGCAACCCATATGAAGATCCGTGTGTGTTAGTTGAGATACAGTACGGTAGAGATTGTACAGAGGAAGATATAGAACGGCACTAAATACACTATTATGCGAGCAAAAGAATTTATTATTGAAGCGAAGGGTGTGTTTGGTCGTAACCAAGGTGACCCTTTTTTACACACAAACGGAGAAATAGCAGAGTTTGTGGACGTTGGTGCTTTTCCTGATTTTCAAACACAAGGAAAACAGTACGACAGTCCTGAATCAAGAGATATTAGCATCTCTAATATTGAAAAAGAATATAACACAGTTATACAATGGGTTAATGCGCCTAACGCTACTAGTTTAGCATTTGCAGTTGCAAGAGTGCAAACTTCAGACGGCAAGGTTCTATTGTGGGGCAGGTACTTTAAACAAGTATCGCCAGATATGATGGGTAAATGGAGCAACAAAGAAGTCCCTGCAGGATGGTCATTACAAACCAAAGGTGCAAAGAAAGTTGCTAGTGGATTAGATCCGCAAACACTAATAGGATCAGAACAACAGTTTAAAGGGCCAGGAGCAGTAATCCAACAAGTTGCTAGATCCGGCGACGAAGTTTTAACAAATGCACTAGAGCAAACAGCACAAGGCAAACTTGCTGTATTCCCGGGAATGGTAGATCAATTAGAAACTATCAGAGACTACTTTGGTGAGATAATGGGACCTGTTGCCATGATGGGCGGTATAGTTGGCGGCCAAGCAGATGAAGCAAAAGTTGCGTTAGCAGGCGGAACAGACTGGGCGAACATGCCTATCTTTTGGCCACAAAGTAAAAATCATAATCTAGTAGACAGTGAATTTACAGCACCCAATGGTGTAAAGATAGGTGTTAGTTCAAAGGGTGGTAAAGGTGCTGCCGCAAGTGTAAAGAATCTTTATGACAGTTTGATGTTAAACCAAAAAAACGTAGAACTAATGCGTACAGTAGAGTATGCCGGGAGCATAGTTACTGCTATTGCAGAAAACACAGCAATGCAAGGACCGTTTGTGTTGGGAGAAATGTTAGGTATAAGTACTCCTGCACTGCGTGACGAAGTAAACAGTTGTATAGAATCGGGTAAACGTGATTTTGACGGACTGAGTGAAGAAGCAACAAAGTTTGCAAGCACAATCAAGTCCGACCCTACTAAGCCTGGTTTCAACACAGGATACGCTATACTAGCAGGATTAGCAAAAGCAGTTGCAGGCATTGTTAACAGCAATCCGGAATTCACAAAAGGTGCGCTGGCACTGTTAAACACAGCCAGCATTGTTCAGCTATATACAAAAGTCAGTAAGAAAGGCGATGATGTTGCAGTAACATCATACGAAGCAGTTTATCCGCCTAACTTTAAAGGCACAATATTATTAGACAACGGTAAAACATATTACGGCGGAGTACCTAAGGGTAAGTTTGCTTTTAAATTCAATTAATTTATGAAAACAATGCCCACGTTAGAAATTACGACCATGATTGGCTGTCCACTCATGTGTAATTTTTGTCCACAAGAAAACTTACGAGACAAGTACGGTGAAGACACCAAGTACATGAGCTTGGACACATTTAAAAACGCACTATCTAAAATACCAGCAGACACACGTATTGACTTTAGCGGCATGGCCGAAGCGTGGGTCAACCCAGAAGCAACCAACATGTTAAGATATGCGTTTGAGTCTGGCTTTCGTGTGAGTATCTATACCACACTGTATAATTGGACAATCGAAACTGCTGAAGAAGTTGCTGGTTTATTAGAAACATACAGAACAAAGATTGATACGTTTAGTATCCATTTCCCAGATGAGTACGACAACATGAAAGGTTGGAAGTACAGCAAAGAGTGGGAAGATGTTTACTATATCATGACAGGGCGTGTGCAGGCCGCTAACATCAAATTAGAAGCAATGACCATGAGTGATCATGGCAAGATACACAAAGACCTACAGCACTTAGGAGTACAGTTGTACAATTGGTTTGGTCACGATCGTGCTGGAAGTTTAAACAAAGAACAGGTCAAAACAGATCAAAAAATTCAGTATGTAGAACGGCACGAAAAACCTATTAGTTGCAGTAAGACAGTGAACTACGACCAGCATGTATTGATGCCAAATGGTGATGTTGCGATATGCTGTATGGATTATGATCTCAAACATATACTAGGTAATTTAAACAGGGACAGTTATTTTGATTTGTTCACCGGTCCGGGCATGATTAATTTGCTTAGAGAAAATACCAAAACCTGTTTCTCAAACAAGAGCCTGTGTAAGAGTTGCACAGACGCACTGCCAGACAAACTTATCTATCTAGTTGACATAGTGTAAGCATTCTCTTATAATGTAGTATGACTGAAAAAGAACGTGAAATACTAGGTATCACACAAGAGGAGTGTGCTGAAGTTATACAAGCGATCAGCAAGTGTGTAAGGTTTGGCATAGACAATAGTCACAAGTCTGGTACTACACAAAGAGAAAATTTAAGTATGGAAATTGGTGATCTAATCTGCATGATTGGACTAATGGTAGAGTCTGGGTTGGTTAAAGAAGAAGATATTAACCGCGCCCATGGTGAAAAGATTGAAAAATTAAAAGTTTACAGTAATATTTTTAAATGATCACACGTA